AGGAAATAGCTGATAGAATGGGAATAACAAAAACCGGGGTCTATCTTTTAGTACAGGCGGGGTTGGAAAAAATTGCTCAGTTGGAAAAAAAACACTTGACTTTTACTAAACGAAAATGATATAATTTTTGTAGAATGGATAAATATGCAAAAATAGGGGCCAATCACAGGCCCCTTTTTTGTTGCCAAAGCTTGTTGAACTTATTAAGAAGGGGTGAAAAAAATGAGGTTAGCAATTATAGTTTTCACTATTATAGTTTCGACCATATTCGCATTTGAATTTAGTTTAGGTGTATTTGAATATCAGACAGGTCCTTCTGGATTTGCAAAGTTTAGTCAGGCTGAAGATATTGGACCTTTTACCTTAGGGATTACACATTGGATATTCTGGAGAGTTTATGATTTTGGTTTTTATGATTTTCCACATAGAATAACACCATTCAATTGGGAATCACGTGGTGGCTGGTGGGATGTCTGGATAAGAATCAACTTTTCAGAGTCAGTGTATTTCCAGTTTCTACATAGAAGTGAGCATAATTTTGATGGATTAGATTATTTGAAAATACATTGGTATAACTTCTTTGAAGTTGGATTTAGTTTTTAGACAAACAAGTTATGGAGGTTGAGATTGAATTCTAAAAAGTAACGAAAGAAGGTGAAATTATGCCAAGAAAATCAAAATTGACTCGAGAGCTTATAGAACAAGCAGCAAAGCTTATTGAAGAAGGAAATTATCAAAGTCATGTAGCGCAGGCGTTGGGGATACATGAAGATACATGGTATAGATGGATGAGGGAAGGTGCGCAAACTAAAAATGGGCTCAAACGCCGCTTTTACGAGGCCGTAAAAAAAGCTGAAGCAAGAGCTATAGCAAGAAATGTAGCGTTAATTCAGAAAGCTGCACAAGAAGGAAATTGGCAGGCGGCTGCTTGGTGGCTCGAACGTAAATTTCCAGATGAATGGGGTAAAAAGGATAAGCTTGGACTTGAAGGAAATGGGGCCATCGAGATTAAGGTGGTGAAAGTTAGTGGCCACAGTAGAGATCAAGGTGATAAAGAAGATCTATGATTTTTTAGAAAACAGCAAGGCAAAGAATTTAATTGTCTATGGCGGTGCTGGTAGTGGAAAATCATATACCGTGTCTCAATTTTTAATCTTAGAACGATTATTGAAATATAAAAATAAGCGCTTGTTGGTTACGAGAAAATACAACCCGAGTTTAAGAATAACAGCATGGCGTTTGATGAAAGAAATGCTTGATGTAATGTCAATTCAATATGAAGAGCGGAAGTCGGAACAAATAATTAAGTTGCCAAACGGTAGTGAGATATTATTCAGAGGTATGGACGACCCAGAAAAAATCAAATCAGCTGAATTTAATTACATTTGGATGGAAGAAGCAACAGAGTTTACGATAGAAGACTATCAACAACTCAGGTTAAGACTAAGACGTGCTACTGCTGGGCAAAGAAATCAAATGTATTTAACATTTAACCCAGTTGGCAAAACGAATTGGGTGTATACATATTTTTTTCAAGAAGAACAACCAGATACACAGATATTGCATACCAACTATAAGGACAATCCTTTCTTGGATAAAGAGTATGTTCAAGCGTTGCTTGAGTTAGAGAAGCAAGATAAAGCATTCTATAAGATCTACACGCTTGGTGAATTTGCTGAATTGGAAAATGTAATTTACACCAATTATCGAATAGTGAATGAGATACCAAAAGAATTTGATGAGGTTATTTACGGGCTTGACTTTGGTTATAACAATCCTACTGCATTGATAAAGATAGATATAAAAGATAACGAATATTGGATCATAGATGAGCTTTACGAAACAAAGCTTACAAATGCAGATTTGATTGAAAAAATGAAAGCAAGAGGTATTTCAGGAAATGATTATATCTATGCTGATAGTGCAGAGCCGAATAGAATTGAAGAATTAAATCGAGCAGGCTTTATGGTATTTCCATCAGACAAGAGCGTAAAAGATGGAATTGATTTTGTCAGAAGGCAAAAACTTCACATACACAAAAAATGCATCAATACAATAGAAGAAATTCAGAATTACAAATACAAGGAAGATAAAAACGGAAATGTACTAGATGAGCCAGTGAAATTTATGGATCACGCGATGGATGCTATGCGATATGCGATATACACACACAGCAAACAATATGTCAATGATGTCAACATTCGATTTATTTGATGAAGACTAAGTATGGGTGGTGAAAGGATGAGCTGGTTTGATAGGATTTTTAAAAAGAAAAAACAAGAGCAAATTCCACCGTTTTTAGTAGATTATGGAGTATTTAACGAAGTAAAACCAAGAGCAACGGAAGAGTATTTAAAAAACTACGGTCAAGTTTCAATTGTGTATGCTTGTATACGTTTAATAGCCAACAATGTTGCAGCTGCAACTTGGAGATTGTATAAAGTAGGAAAAGAATGGCAGGAAATAGAAGATCATGTAGCATTAAAGCTATTTTATAATCCAAATCCCTTTATGACACGATATGACTTATTTGTGACACTTATGCAGCATCTTGAACTTACAGGAGAAGCAATGTGGCTGTTAGTGAAAAACAATCTTAAGCAAGTTATTGGAATAGTCCCATTAAATCCAACAAAGATGAATTTAAAGCTTGGCTCTAACAATATGCCAGAATATTGGGAATACAATACAGGCAAGAACAAAATAAGGCTTGAGCTTGATGATGTAGTGTTTTTTAAATATCCCGACCCGAATGATCTTTATAGAGGAATTTCTCCACTAAGAGCAGCAGCATTAACAGCAGATACTGACTATTACGCTACACAATGGAACAAGAATTTTTTTGCAAATGCGGCAACACCACGCACGGCTTTTGTAGTCGATAAACCGTTAACCGCTGAACAGTACAAAAGGTTAAAGGAAAGCATAGAAACACGCTTTAAAGGTATTAAGAATGCACATAAAGCAATTATTCTTGAAGGCGGGCTTGATGTAAGACCACTACAGTTAAGCCAAAAAGACATGGAATTTTTAGAGCTAAGAAAGTTTTCCAGAGAGGAGATAGCAGCAGTATTTGGTGTTCCTCTTACGAAGTTGGGATTAAACGATAATGCAAACAAAGCAACGGCGTATGTTAATGATTATACATTTGCCAAAAATACAATCACACCAAAATTGGTAATGATAAAAGAAACGTTGAATAAATACTTCTTGCCTTTATTTGAGGAAAACCTTGCATTTGATTTTGACAGCGTTATTCCGAAAGATGAAGAGTTTGAAGTTAACAAGAATGTCCAGTATGTCAAAAACAATATCCTTACAATCAACGAAGTTAGAGCAGAATTAGGGTATGAACCTGTTGACTGGGGAGATGAGCCAGCAGTACCAATAATGTTTAATGCTAAACCACCAAAGACAAAAGGGATGAGCAAAGAAGACAAGCTAAAGTATTGGGACAATTTAGTTCAAAAGCGTGAGAGGGATGAGAGTTTTTTTAAAGGATGGGTAGCAAGAAGATTTACAAAGCAAGAGCAGAGAGTTTTGGAGAATTTAAAAAATACGAAAGCAATTCAGAAATTAACACAAATTGAAGCTGAGAAATCAGCAGATGAAATAATAAGATTTTTACTTTCTGATAACGAACTAACCTTATGGATAGATTATTATATGCAGACAATGCCAGAATTATTTGGAAAGGCTTCGCAAGAATTTGCTGAAAGCTGGGGATTGAATTTATGGTTAGCTGAGCATAATCCAAGAACGGTTGAATTATTACAAGGTAAATCGCAGAGGTTTGCCAGGCGGGTAAATGAAACAACCTATAGAAGATTGAAAGAAACGTTAATAGAGGGCTTTATACAAGGGGAAGGTGAAAGAGATTTAGCTAAGAGGGTTGAAGACGTTATGACGTTATCCAAACGCCAAAGAGCTGGAACAATAGCAAGAACGGAAGTATTTATGGCGAATAACAATGCGCATTTAGAAACACTATTAGAAAACGGCGTGCAACACAAAGAATGGTTAACAGCAAGAGATGAGAGAGTGAGAGAAGCACACGCAATGGCAGATGGGCAAGTTGTGGAAACAGATCAACCTTTTATCGTGGATGGTGAATACCTGATGTATCCGTTAGATCCAAACGGAAGTCCAGGCAATATAATTAACTGCCGCTGTGTAGTTATCCCTGTTATTGGATAAGGAGGTGAAGATCTTGAAAATATTCAAAGATTTTAGCTCAGAGCTTAAATCAATCGATGTTGAACGAAGGACAATAACAGCAGTAGCAAGCACAGAAACACCAGATAGATATGGCGATGTAGTCTTACAAAACGGTTGGGTGCTTGATAACTTCTTAAAAAATCCAGTTATTCCCTGGGGTCATGATTACAAACAACCACCTATAGCTAAGGCAATAGATATCAGAGTAGAAGGGAACAAGCTGGTATTTACAGCACAATTTCCTGAAAAAGGAATAAACCCAACCGCCGATATGGTATTTGATATGTACAGAACAGGCTTTTTAAAAGCCTTTAGTGTGGGATTTATTCCCATTGAATATGAACAAAATGAGTATGGTGGATATACATACAAAAAGCAGGAGCTTTTAGAAATAAGTGCTGTAACTGTACCAGCCAACCAAGAAGCGTTAGTAATGGCGTTTAAAGATTTTATGCAGGAAAGAAAAGATTTGGAAGAAAAAGCAGTTGTTCCATATCAAGATTTACCGCTTGCAGATATGGATACCGAATGGGACGCAGCAAAAGCAAGGAAAAATGTAGCAAAATGGGCAAGTAGTGATGGCTCAGGAGATAAAGATAAAATTGATTGGACAAAATATAGAAAAGCCTTTTTGTGGTATGATGCTGAGAATAAAGAAAACTTTGGAGCATATAAACTTCCAATAGCGGACATAGTTGATGGAAGGCTTAAAGCTGTGCCAAAAGCAATATTTGCTGCGGCGGCGGTAATTCAAGGAGCGATGGGAGGTGTAGATATACCGGATGCTGATAAAGAGAAGATAAAGAAGATACTCGAGAAATACTACAAGAAAATGGATAGGACACCACCATGGGCTGAGGAGATGGTTAACATGGAAGAAATTCTTGGCAAACTTGATGAATTGAAAGAAGAACTTAAAAATCTTATTGAAAAAATTCTTGCTGAGCTTGATGAAATTAAAGCCAAACTTTTTGAAGAAGGTGAAAAGAAGCAAGTTGAGGAGAAAAACAAAGTTGATCCAGAAGAACTTAAAAATCTTATTGAAAAAATTCTTAAGGAGGGATAACATATGGAAATTAAAGAAGTCTTAAAAGAAACACTTGGCAATTTCAAACAAGAACTTTTAAACGAAGTGAATAATACGGTTGAGGAGAAACTTAAGGTAGTTACACCAGAAATGGTTAAGAAAGCACTCCATGAAATGCAAGTTGGAAACGTAAAAGAAGTTCCTGGAATGAGTAAAGATGTTAAGAAAAACGTACATGAATTATTCAAAGCCGTTTTCTTGAAAGACTATGCAGTTGCCAAAGCATTATCTGAAGGAGTAGATTCAACAGGCGGATATCTTGTTCCAGCAGAATTCTTAGCAAAAGTAATTGATCTTGTAACCGAAGAATACGGTATTGTTAGACCAAGAGCAACCACATACACCATGACAAGAGATGCGTTAAATATTCCAACAATTTCCAGCAAACCATCATTCACATGGGTAACTGAAGGAAATACAATCTCAAGTGGACAACCACAATTTGGACAACTTACATTAACAGCAGCAAAAGCTGGACTTATAATTCCTGTTACCTTAGAACTCTTTGAAGATAGCGCAATAAATCTTACTGATCTAATCGCCAATATCTTTGCTAATGCTCTTGGAGAAGCAGAAGATACTCAAGCACTTACTGGAACAGGATCACCATTCACAGGTGTTTTTGGAAATGCCAATGTAAATACAGTCACATTGGCGGCAACCAAGACAGCATTTACCGATGTAACAGCTGATGACCTTATTAATCTTATGTATGCTGTACCATCCAAATATGCAAAGAATGGTGCATTCATACTCAACAGAACAATCATGCCAACAATCAAGAAACTCAAAGACAATAATGGAGCTTATATCTTTGATCCAAAAGATAAGACACTCTTTGGTTATCCTGTATTAGAAAGTGATGCAATGCCTGGAGCTGCTGCAAGTGCTGCTAATACTCCATTCATAATCTTTGGTGACCTTAAAGAAATCGCTCTTGGTATGAGAAAAGAAATGAGCATTACTCTTGCTGATCAAGCAACAGTAGGAGCTGATAACTTGTTTGAAAAAGATATGGTAGCATTCAAAGCAACAATCAGACATGCAATAGCAGTACAACAACCAAAAGCCTTTGCAGTCCTTAAGACCGCAGCTGCTTAATGAATAATCAGGGGGCTTAGCCCCCTGTTGTTTAGGAGTATAAGGAGGTAGAAATAATGAAGCAAAAGATCAAGGAGGTAGAAATAATGAAGCAAAAGATCAAAGTAAAAGTTTTAAAAGCGTTTTTTATAAACGGCAGACATGAAATTGGAGAGGAACTTGAGCTTGATGAAGACTTAGTAAAAGCTCTTGGTGATAAATATGTTAAAGTGCTAAGCGAGCCAAAAAAAGAAAAAGTACCAAAGCAAGAGATTGCAGAGGTGAAAACTAATAAAAAGAAAAAATAATCCCGATAAGGGAGATGATATGAATGATTGTAACCCTTGATGATGTAAAAACCTTTTTAAACATAAGCGACACAAGCCAGGACACATATTTAGAACAGCTTAGAAGTGGTGCCGAGAAGTTTGTGAAACGATATTGTGGGCGAGAATTGGAAGCTGGAACATATACAAAACAAATCCTG